AAACGAGCAAAGCGGATAATTAAGGATGTTTTGGGAGCTTTCTTTCGAGATGGGTTGCAATATTCTCCTGAAATTACCCCGGAAGCAGTTCCGGGTTGCTGGTGGAAATATTATGGATTTAAAACTAAAGATGAAGTTCTGCGACATCCATTGTTTTGGAAATCACATATGGAAACTCGAGCTGGCCATCGCAAATACGCACCGTATTCGTGTTCAGGCAAGCGAGAATTTCTCAAGAAGACAGAACTCAGTGAGAAGAAAATCAGGACTTTCCTGATAGCACCTCTAGAGTTGTTACTCGATGAGAAGTTTCTATATGGAACTCAAGACAAAAACATGAAGAATTACCAACCCGGATGGATCCGTTATGGATTGGATATGCACAACGGGGGATTTGATCGGTTCATAAAAGGACTAATATCGGATTTCCACGTTGAGTGGGATATTTCAGGTTGGGATAGACTTCTGTCCATTTTGAAAGACGTTATGGAGCTGAGGAATGAATGCTTAGAGGAGGCACTGGGCCCATCGACATGGGAACAGATTCGACCGATTGCTGAGCGAGTTACCGAGGCGGTAGTCAATCACGAGTTGTTGCTACCTAATGGAGATGTGGTGCAGTGGGACTGGTCGCAAATGTCCGGAGACGGAATGACGACAAGTAACAACTGTATCGCACATGCGATTATATTTGCCTATTTGCTTATACAGGCTTGTCCTGAAGCAATAGACGATGAAATTAAAAAACAGTTGGGCAATTTATACGGGGATGATGTACTTGCAGGTTTGCAAAATAAATTTTCTCGTGTAAAAGACGAAGACTTTGTCAATTCTATCTACGGGCAATTTGGGATGAGTGTTAAAAAAGGCACTTTTAAATGTCAGGATTCACCTGTGGGAATGTCCTTTTTGGGCGCAACCACACGAGTTTTTTATCATAGAAAGAAACCTTATTTCGCTCCTTCCTATAGTCGCGACCGGATCATCACTGGCCACGCTTGCAGCTTGGATCCTTTGGACTTAGACTCTGAACTCATGAAACAATATTCTCTCCTTGAATTGGGGTGGTATGATTGTTATGATGAGATTAGTAAGTATATAGTCTATTTATTGAAACGTCCAGAACATAGTTCCGTTTTGACGGCCTTCAGATCGGTAGGAATACCATCACGGGAGGCGTTAAGGAACAGGTGGGCTGGACTTTCGGATTCGAGCTAGGACACTTTATCTTTTTTAGTGTCCGCTTAGGCGGAGGAGG